TTGAGAATTTTGAGATTTACTCATAGATTTGGATTTAGTCATTTTAAAAGTTTAAAGTTTTTGTTTTAAAGTTTTATTATAAAATAAAGAAAAAAAATAAAAAAGGTTTTTTAGATTTATAACACCTAGAGATGAAATTTTTAAAAAAGTCTTATAAAGTCTTATAATAAAAAAATTAAAAAGCATTTCTAGGTTATGTTTAATTTAATTTTTTAGTTTTTCTAGATTTATTAGATTTCTTTTTATAAACTTGTTTTCTTTTTTTAGACCCACCGGTTTTTGTTTTTCTTAAATTCTTTTCTACGATGTCATCAATAAAATTATCTAACTCTATCATTTTATTATATCCAGCTGTTAAACCATCTTTTGTTCCTTCACTCAAATTTGTTAATTCAGGAAAAGCACCAACAAACAATTGTAAGATATAGTTTTTTTTAACGTCATCTCTTTTTATTGAATCTCCTAATCTCAATGTAAATAAGTTTTTTTTTACAAATTCAGTAAATAACTCAACTAATTGTTTAGAAGGTTTATGAAAACTAAATCCTTGATTATTATATTCAAAAGAATTCATTTTAATTTTTTAAATTATTTATAATATAAAAAGAAAATTAAAAAACTTAAAAAAATAAAAGTCAATGGATATATATCTAGAATATATTAAATATTATAAAGTAAAATTAAAATCTTAAAACATCTTAAAACATTTTTAAAAAATATCTTTAAAATGAAATTTTTAGGTTGGGATGTTGGTATTAAAAATTTAGCGTATTCTTTAATTGATTACAATGAAGAAACGCAAACAAAAGAAATTATTGATTGGGGTGTTATTAATTTAATGGCTGAAGTTGATGCTGAACCTAAACACGTTCATTTATGTTGTGAAAGTAATAAAAAAGGTAAAAAATGCGAATTAAAAGCTATTTATCTATTACAAAGCGATGAGACTAAAGGTGTTTGTAAGGTTCATCAAAAATTATTAAAATATGCTCAATTCAAGTTCTTAGATTTAACTCAAAAAGCAATTTGTTGTTATGAAACTTATGTTAAAAAAACGAATATAACTAAAAAATGTGAAAAGGCTGCTTTTACAACTAGAAAGGATGATTTAACAAAAGGTTATTGTAATCAGCATTTAAAAGTAGTTCAATCCCAAGAGCCTTTTGAGATTTATGAAATTAAGAAAGATAAAAAAGAATTAGTGAGAGAAATCTCAATTTTAACATTATCTAAGAGGCTTTTTCAACATTTAGAAAGTCTAGGTGATATTTTATTGAATGTTGATGAAATTATTATTGAAAATCAGCCTGTTTTAAAAAATCCAACAATGAAAACAATTCAAATCTTATTATATAGTTATTTTGTGATGAATGGGATTTTAAAGGAAAAAGTCAAGAATATAAACTTTTTTTCAGCTAGTAAAAAACTAGAAGCTTTTGATGATGTTGGTAATAAAATCTTTAATACACTTTCTCATATAACTAACCAATATCAAATTAATAAGAAATTATCAGTTTTATACACAAATGAAATGGTCAAAAATGATATTAAATGGTTTAAATTCTTTAATACACACAGCAAAAAAGATGATTTAGCAGATGCTTACTTAACTAATTGCTATTTTATTGATAGGCAATTTAAAATTAACAAAAAAGCAGAAAAAATCAAAGAAAAAAAACCTAAATCATCTGCATCTAAATCTACATCTATATCTAAAAAAACTGATGAAGTTGATTTTATTGATGAAAATAATATTTCTATTATGATAGATGATGATACTAATGATGATACTAATATTGATGAAGAAATTCCTGAAGAAATTGAAATTTCAATGGATGATAACCTAGAGAATGATTTAGATTTAACTTGTTTAAATGGTTTAGAAGATGATGAAAGTGAAAATAAAACAAATAAATCAAAACCTAGAAAATTTATGAAATTTAAACAATATGCTAAAAAACCTAAAACACCTTCCACTCATAAAAGTGCACCTAAAAGCATTTCTAGTAATACTCAAAAAGAAAAAATACTAATTCCTAAATCTGTTATGGCAACTGTTAAAAATAAAAAACCTAAATTAGATGATTTTTTTTAAGATTTTTTAGCTTATTTTAAGTTAATATATATAAATAAAATTGAACATTTATTATCTTTAATAATATAATAATATACGAAGGGTCAAGATGTTTGCCGCTTATTGGTTTCTACTCCTTGTCTCAGCATTGCTTCTTGTCGGTTTAATTATCGATAAGAATCCGATGAGCGACAGCTTCATCATCAACTCAGCAGCGCTGGCCCTGACAGTCATCTCCCTTAGTTTGGAAATCTTCAAACTTTTCAAGGCTTGCTACAATCGTCGTCAGCAAGCGCAGAAGACGATACCTGAGACCAGTTTTGAAGAACTCTTTGATGACGCAACAATGCTTTCTCCAACCTTCGAAGGATCAACTTTTAATTAATTATAATTTCTTAGGTATTTCTTAAGTATAATTATAATTATATTTTTTTTGTTAAAATATTTTTTTTATAAATTTTAACAAAAAAATAAATACCCTATCGTAAAGTGCCTAATTTAAGACACACCAAATGGGTGCGTCTTAATAGGCATTTTAGGTAGGGTTGATTCCAAAAGTTAAGTCGCACCGTGTGCGTCTTAAATTTGGCATTCAAAGGTACAGTGTTTAATTTAAGAGGACTCTCAGTGGTACGTCTAAAAATTGTTATTCAATTGTATAGATGCTGTTAAAACATGTACTTTATTATATAATTATAATTTTATTTTTTCTCTAAAAAAATGCGTAAAAGAAATATTTTTTCTTTCTAATAAAGACTTAAAATTAGATAAATATTAATAATTAAATTTAAAAATTCTATAAAAAATTAATAAAAAAAAATGAATGCACTTGATTTAGATTCTTTTGAAGATATTAAAGATATTACATTTGATTTAGGACCATCATCATCTAATAAAAGTTCTTCTAGACCAAATTTAATTACTAGAGACCCACCTTCTAGAAGTCCAACCAATGATTCATCTTTTGGTTTAGATTTAATTATGAATAAAGACAAACAAAAACGTAAACCAAGTCCACGTTCTTCACCTTCATCTTTTAGTCCTATTCCACTTGATGAACCAAAATCAAGTTTTAGTAATAATATGTATTCTAAAATTGATAATAAAACACCTAGTTTTGGGTCTGGTAATGGTTCAGGTTCAAGAGAAAAATTTAATATGGATGCTTATTTAGAGGATGAATTAGCTGATTTAACATCTAAACCATCAATTACTAAAATGGGTGGAAGTCATAGTTCATCACCTATTGAATTATTACCTCCATCAGGTAATGGGTTTAACTTTGATGATGATATTTTAGGGGATAATTCTAATTCTAATTCAAATCAAAATAATCAAAACCAAAACAATCAAAATAATAATCAAAATAATTATTCAAATTCTAATAATAACCAAAATTCATATCAACAAGATAGCTATAATTCAGCTTCTAATTCAAACTCTAATGATAGACCTATGTCAGTTGAGGAAATGCAACGTAAGAAGTTTGATTTATTATGTAAATTAGAAAGACTTAAAAAGAAAGGTGTTATTGTTCCTAGAACTTATACTATGAACTCTAATTATGAAGAGATTAAATATGAATATGAGAAATTACATAATGAGCGTTTAACTGATAATTCAGTTAAGATGTATCGTCAAATGTTGATTTCTACAACAACAGCAATTGAGTATTTGAATGCTAAAGCGAATCCTTTTGATTTTTATTTAGATGGATGGTCAGATCAAGTTCATTCACAACAACACGATTATGATGAAATTTTTGAAGAAATTTATGAAAAATATAAAGACCGTGGAAGTATGGCTCCTGAACTAAGACTTTTAATGAGTTTAGGTGGAAGTGCTTTTATGTATCATTTATCTAATACGATGTTTAAATCTGTTTTACCAGGTGCTCAAGATATTTTAAGACAAAATCCTGATTTAATGAAACATATGCAACAAACTCTTTTAAGTACAATGGCTCAACAAGGACCTGCTGAAGCAACATTTGCGGGTATGATGGGAGGAGCAATGAATAGAGATACTTATAATCCAACCCAAGGGCCACCAACTGCTGGAATGAGAGCAAGTAATCCACCATCAAATTCTAATGGAAATAGACGACAAATGAGTGGTCCCGATGGATTAGATACATTTCTAGATGATATTACAGGTGGTAATCAAAGAAATGCTGATCTGTAAACACTTTTTACCGTTAAAAAGCCCACTTGGGCTTTTTAACTGAAAAAGTGTTAGCAAAATGCTTTTTAAAAAAAAGCATTGGCAAAAATAATAAACTTTTATAAAAATTTTTTAAAAATATATGAATTAATTTGTAAGTTTTTGATAATACTTTTTTTTAAAAATTGCTAATATGCCGCCAAACTTTTTAATATTTAATTGTTTTATACCTAGAAATAACTTTTTTAAAATTTCAATTAATAAAATAATTAAAAGTCATTTCTAGATACTTTTAAAAAAAAAGTGTTTTTGCTAACACTTTTTCAGTAAAAACGCCATATGCGTTTTTACGGTAAAAAGTGTTTTTATTTTTTAATTTGGTTATTATTGTTTGAATTATTATTTAAATTATTATTTAAATTATTGTTTGAATTATTTTTTTGTTTGTTGTATTTTTCAATGATACTTTGTGCATAAGAATAATCTTCTTTTGTTATTCTTCTTGGGTCAGTGCTAGATGGTAAAATACAATATTTACTATCTTCATTAAAAATACCTGAAACAAGAACTATAAAAACAGCTGTTGAGATTAAAGATACTTTAATATCTCTAGTTGCTATAAAAACAACAGTAAAAACTAATAATCTTCTAACAAATGTATTACTTAATATTTCTTCGTGTAATTGACTAAGTTCTAATGAAATATATCTAGAACCTAGATTAAGTAAAAGCATCATAATTGCTGTAAAATATTTACTGTTATTTAATATGGTAATACTTGTATCGACAATATTAATAAAACCTCCTGTTGCTTGAACTATTTCTGGTTTTTTCATTTTTACTTTACTATTATATTTTATAATATTTTATAATATTTTATAAGATTTTTTAATATTTTTTAATTCTTTAATATTTTATTGAGAGAATTAAATTGTTTTTATGAAAAGTTAAAATTAATTAATAATTCTTAACTGAAAAAGTATTTTTGATAAAACTTTTTCAATAAAAACGCTGTAAGCGTTTTTATGGTAAAAAGTTTAATTAAGAGGATAAAAAACTGTTCCAGTTTGTTTTAAATTAGTGTTTAAATAAGCATCACAACTAGAAAGTGGAGGACCATTAATAAATTCATTTCTAGGTTGATAATTAACATCAAATTTACAACCAACACTGTCATAAGGATTAAAACTATTGTTATTATTATTTTTACGAACATTAGCAAAAGGTTCAACTAATGAATAATCATCACCTGAAGCTTCTTCAAGTTTTAATAATTTTACTCTCATTTCATCATTTCTACTACTACTTTCATCACCACCTCCACATCCAAATCCTTCAATTGTTTCTTCATTTGTCGTAGTCTTTTCAGTTGGTGTAGGAGTTGTTTTATTTGATGGTTTAGTTAGTGGTTTAGTTGGTAGTTTAGTTGGTAGTTTAGTTGGTAGTTTAGTTGGTAGTTTAGTTTTTTTAGTTTCAAGTTTATTTTTTTTTGCTCTTTCAACTTTGTTATTCATTTCTAGTTCTGTTTCTGTTAATTTTGTTTGATCAACTTTTTTAGAATCTTCTTTTTTATATTTAATTAAATCTTTTTCAAGTTCTTTTAATTGCATTCGAGAATCTTTTAATTCTTTTGTTAATTCATCTAAACTAGGAACAGTATTAGCATTATCAGTTGTATCAGTTGTATCTTCTGTATTATTAAAATCTTCATTTAATTTCATATCAACATCTTCATTCATATCATAATCTTCAAAAGCTTCAGTATTATTGATATAATTATTTTGTGTTTGAAGCATAATTGATAAAAATAATAATGCTAATAAAACACCACAAGTAAAATTATATGAACCTACAACAACTGCTAAAACTAATAATAATAATTGACCTATCTTATCGTGATATAATAATTCTAAACTTTGAGGTAATGTTAAATATCTAGGAACTACAACAATTGCAGTTATTATTCCAATAATACATATTGATTGATTTGTTATTTGAGACATACTTTTTAAATACTTTTTAAATACTTTTTAAATACTTTTATTATAATTTTATATTATAATAAGAAAAAAATAAGATATAATTTTTTCTTTTGGAAAAATAAATATAAAAATAAATATAAAAAAATGGAAAATAAAACAAAAAAAGAAACAGAAAATAAAACAGAAAAAAAAGAAAATAAATCATTTTTTAATAAATTATTGGATGATTTTAAAAAGGGATTTAAAGAAAATTACAAAACACTTATTTTAATTTCAATAGTTGGTTTTTTAATAATTTATATTCATAGACCAAATGATGAATTATGTAATATAAAAATGAAAGGAGGTGATATGAGAATGAATCTGGGTAAATCAGCAATGTCATCTGCTGCTAGTGAAAGTGCTAAAGGTGGTATGGAAGGTAATAAAAAAAAATCATCTTTTATGAAACTTAATCCATTATCTGGAGGAATAAATATTATGACTTGGTGTGTTAAAAATATTGTATTATTTTATTTATTTTTAATATTTATTGTACTTATTCCTTCAGTTCCCATAGTATTATATATAACAGTCTTTTATTTTATTATGGTTGGTTTAGTTGGAAAACTTAATACAGTTTAATTTTATCTTTTTTTATCTTTTTTTTTATCTTTTTTTTATCTTTTTTTATCTTTTTTTATCTTTTTTTATCTTTTTTTATCTTTTAATGTTAAATGGATAACATTAAAATAGATTTAGAATTAAAAAGAAATCAAAAAGAAAATCAGCAAGATGAAGAAAATATAAGTTATTATGATAGAGTAAAAATTTTTTATGAAAGAAATAAAAAAGAGTTATGGGTAGTTTTTGGTTTATTAGTTTTAATAAATTTAATTAATCCAACTTATAAAATCTATAAACAATATGGAGGTGCTGAAGAAGAAATGGCAAAAGGTGCAAAAGGAGCACAAAAAGGTTTATTATCTAACATAAAAAATAGTAGTGTTTTTGGTAAAATATTAGGATGGACATTTTCTTTATTAAAATCTTTTTTAACATTTGGAGCATTAATTCTAGTTCTAGCTATTTTACCAGGATTACCAATATTTATTTTTATGGGTATTCTCTTTTTTATTTTAAGAGCTAGGATGGCTAGTATTAAAGCAATCTAAAATGCTTTTTACCACAAAAACGCTTATGGCGTTTTAGTTAAAAAAGCATTGGCAAAAACTTGCTTTTTAGCGTTAAAAGCCCTTATGGGCTTTTTATAAAATGTTTTTGACAACACTTTTTTCTAAAAAGTGTTTTTTGACAACACTTTTTTCTAAAAAGTGTTTTTTGACAAAACTTTTTTCTAAAAAGTTTATTTATTTAAAATTTTATTAATTTTCCTGTTTTAACTAAATTAGTATAATCAATATTATTATAGTTTGTTTGTGTTGTTTTTGGTAATAAACCAGCATTTACTGGGTCTCCTTCATCTGTAAATTTAGAAATCTTTTCAAAATCATCTGTTATAATTAAATCAATATCTTCTTCAAATTGTCTTTGAATTTCTCTAATAATTTCTTTTTCTAAAGGTTGAATAATATCTTGTTCTTCTAAAAGGTTCATTCTAGGTTCTTCTTGATTGAGTTTTTTTTCAATTTGTTGATTTTTTCTTTGTTCTAATGAAATACTGTAATTAGATTCTTGATTTTCTAGTTTATTGGAATTTATTTTATTGGAAACAGTATCTGTAAAATCACTAAAAGCTTCTTTAAAAACGGGTGAATGAGAAGCCATTGCAATTATTAATAATGTTATTCCTGCTTGTTTATGGTATGAATAAATAATTATAACACATATTAATAGAAATAATAAATAAAATTGATTACCAAAAATAGTATTTTTTTGACCTACATATTTAGAACAACAAAATAAATATAATATTAGAATAGCACTCAATAGTAAATTTGTTTTCGTTAATAACATTATAATTTTTAATTAATTTTGTTTTTTATTTTATAAAATTTAATTAAGTTTATTAAGTTTAATAACTTTTTATTATTTTTCTTTTTTATCTTAAAGATAAGAAAATCAAAGAATTATTTCTTTAATATATAATAAATTCAAATAATAAAAAACTTAATTTAGTATAAATTCTTTATTAATTCTTTTATAATGCCAGCAAGTTTATCTGAAGCATTTGGTGAAAATTATGACTCATATCCTCCAGGTGATAATCAAATAAAAAGAAGAAAAAAACCTGCAAAACCAAAAAATTACGGACAACAAATACAAACCCAAAGATTT